CAAGAGATGAAAGCGCGATTGATGTGCAATGGCGAAATCATTGAGGAATACAAAATCGAGCAATGTGACAAGTGCTCACAGCTGAGGCGATTGGATCATTTTGGCTATCAAAAAGGCTATGACAAACAAGACAACATTATTTGGTTTTGTGGTGATTGTCGATGATAGATCGCATTGAGGAAGTGCAATGCATGATTGCAGCCATCCAACATTGCCATGATCGATCAGCTGATCACAGCTCACGGATTGTCAAAAACCTGTCATGGTTTGAGTATGTGGCACAAATGGGCGAATCAATGCTGGCCGAGCTAGTTGTGGCCAAGCGGTTGGGTTATGAGTACACACCGGGCATCACATGGGATAAATCCAAAGCTGATGTGGGCGAGCACATCGAGGTCAAATGGTCAGCCAATCCAGCCAGCAATTTATGGATTCAAGATTCAGATCGCCATGACCGAGACATTGCCGTATTGGTAACAGGCAACACACCAAAGATGCACATCGTGGGCTGGATGCCCGTGGCCGTAGCTAAAAAACCACGCTATCGAAACGCATCACAAAACAATTGGAGCGTGCCACAAATCAATCTGCAACCAATCGAAACACTTATGAGGAGCAATTATGCACATCCTGCAATTTGATTGTTCGATCTGTTCAAAGCTTTACGGAAAGCCAAAGCAACGCCATGGCCTCAAGAAAGGTGCAGAATTAACAGAGCATGAATGGTTTGCACAATGCATGAGCTGTGGCACATTTGGCATCAAGATCGTTGATGATGCTCGGATTGAGGAGATGTCATTGTGATTAATTTATCCACAGGCTTTGTCCACAGGTGTGCGAAACCTGTTGGAATCGCCCAAGATTACGCTCGGTATTTGACAGCATTGGTACGCTCCAGACTCGCAGACGAGCCGGTGTGCCGGATAGCTCGGGCGCGATGTTTGGTGCTATTGGCCGTGCTATGTATTGTTGGCACAACACCGGCAACAGCTGCAAAAGAAGTTAAACCATCAATCAATTCATTAAAGCTTTATGCTCATTCAAGAATCGTTGATTGGCAAGAGATGAAATGCTTTGACATACTAATCACAAAAGAAAGCAATTGGCGTGTGGAGGCAATCAATCCCAATGGCAATCACTTTGGCTTAGGCCAGATGCGAAACACAAAATACAGAAACCTTGATGGCTTTCGCATGATTGACTGGACTCTTAGATACATCGACCACAGGTATCAAGGCAAGATTTGCAATGGAGCTTTGGCTCATTGGCGAAAGCATGGGTGGCATTGATGTCGAGAGCTTGGAAGAATGGTGGCTCACGAGCTTGGCGGAAAACCAGAGAAGCTGTGCTAAAGCGTGATGGAGCGTGTCAGCAATGTGGCACAACGGAAGGCCCGATGCACATCGATCATGTGATACCTAAGAGGCTAGGTGGAAGCGATGAAATGTGGAATTTGAAGCAAATGTGTCAAAAGTGCAATTTGAGCAAAGGTGGTCGTTTTTTTGAGGCGGACAGGACACCCCCGACTCTCCATGGCCTGTTTATACCCCAAAACGAGTCGATAAGTCATGAATAGTGATGATCAGGTCATGCTTCTACCCCATCAGGCTGAAACAGTCTCAGATCGGCTGGAATCGGTTTTTTCGCCGGTAACAGCTCCACGAATCCACTCACCACTCAATGATTTGCCATCACGCGGCTTTGAATTGATTGATTTTGCTGATCAGATCATCCCGGGCGGCTTTATGCCGTGGCAAAAATGGCTGGCCGAGCACAGTTTAAAAATTAAGAGTGATGGCCGGTACCACCATCCAATTTCGGTTGCCACAGTTGCACGCCAAAATGGAAAAAGTACTTACATGATGGCCAGAATCATGATGGGTCTTTTTCATTGGGATGAGTCCTTGCAAGTTTCCACAGCTCACAGATTGGTTACATCGCTGGAGCAATTTCGAGCAATTGTGCAGATCATCGAGGAAAATGCGGATTTGGCCAATCAGGTCAAGCGCATCCGATGGCAACATGGAGCCGAGGAAATTCAAACGCTCAAAGGCAATCGGTTTATCATCAAAGCTGGTGGATCGGCAGCTCGTGGATTGTCAAAACCGGAAAGCATCCACATGGATGAAATTCGAGAGCTTCACGACATGGAAACATTTGCTGCAATGCGGTACACCTTGATGGCTGCCAAAAATCCGCAAGTCAGTTGTTTCAGCTCGGCCGGTGATTCTCATTCAGTCGTTTTGAATCAGCTGCGCGAAAGAGGATTGGCCGCATCCAGCGGTGCATCCGATGATGTGGGCTATTTTGAATGGTCAGCACCTACCGATGAGATTTCATTAGAAAATGCAGCTTTTGCCAATCCCGGATTGGGCATAACGATTCACCCAGACAACATCCGAGCTGTTTTTAATGATCCTCCCGATGTTGTAACAACAGAGGTTTTGAATCGATGGGTTCAGACAATCTCCAGCGTTGTGGGAGCCAAAGAATGGCAAGAGTGTGGCGATGAGTCGATTGATCTCGATGAGGACAAGCTCACATGGATGGCCATTGACATTTCACCGGATCGAAAAAATGCTGCATTGGTGGCCGCCCAAAAGCTTGGATCGGAATCATTTGTCGTGAAGCTGTTGCATACATGGGAAAACACAATCCAGCTCGATGATCGGGCAATTGCCAATGATGCTGCTTCTTATTGCCGGAAATACCCAATCGAGTATTTGCTGTATTCAAGACGCACATCCGGAGCCGTTGCAGCGCGTATGCAGCCAGCCGGTATTCCGATCCATGACATGGATGCGGATTATCCTCAAGCGTGTGATGAATTATTGGGTGCAATCAATTCCGGGCGTTTGAAACATCGAAATCAATCAAAGCTGACAGAGCAAATTCTTTCAGCTGTGCAATTGCGTAGAGGCGATGGCGGATGGGTTATAGGAAGGCGTGCCAGCGGTACGGCCGTGGCGGCAGCTGTGGCCGCTGCACTTTGTACACATTTTGCGACACGCCCAGAAACGGAAATAGACATTTTGGTGGGTTGATGCTTGACATTTTGAGAAAATGGGTGCATGGGATTATTTGATCGAAAGCGCACTATTGAAACTGTCGCGGTTGCGCGCGGTGCTGATGTAGCTGCACAAATTGGGCCAGCTCCAACGCTGGATGCGTTTTTCCCATTTGGTGGAGCTGATTACATTGTAAGCCGTGAAGAAGCAATGAGTGTGCCGGCAATCGCTCGTGCACGAAACATGATTTGCAATTCAATTGCCACAATTCCTTTGATTACGCGCGACAAAGATACAGGTGCAATCATTGATCAACCTGTCGTGATTTCCGATCCGGACAAGCGGGTACCAGGAGCCGCATCATGGGTGTGGGCGTGTGAGGATTTACTATTTACAGGATTTTCGTATTTCCAAATAATTGATTTATTTGCAGACACAGGCCGCGTGCGCCAAATGTGGCGCGTTGCTCCAAATCGCGTTGGTGTTTTTTTAAACTCAATTGGCACTCAAATTGAGTATTACACAGTCGATGGATCGCGTGTGCCTATGTCTGGTGTTGGCTCACTTGTTGTGTTTTATGGCAATGATGAAGGTTTATTAAATCGTGCCGGGCGCACAATCCGTGCTGGTGCAGAGCTTGAAAGAGCTGCCGCAATGTACGCAAAAGAACCTGTGCCATCAATGGTTTTGAAATCAAACGGCACAGCATTGCCAGCTGATCGAATTGCAAAACTTTTGGATGCTTGGGGGACAGCTCGTAGAAATCGCGGCACCGCGTTTCTCAATGCTGATGTCGAACTCACAACAGTTGGATTTTCCCCAGAGCAAATTGGCCTCAATGCTGCACGCGAAATCATTGCAACCGAATTGGCACGCGCCGTGGGAATTCCGGCTTACTTTATTGATGCGCCGACTGGATCATCCATGACCTATGCAAACGCCCAAACGGCGCGTCAAACTCTTTTGGATTTCTCGTTGCTTCCGCTGATGAATTCCATTTCCTCAAGACTATCCATGCCAGATTTTACGCCTAGCACACAGCGCGTGGAATTTGATTTGAAAGCGTATTTGCGCGGATCAGAAAAAGAGCGTGCAGAGATTTACAAGATTTTATTTGACATCGGGGCGATCACCACCGATGAAATTAGACAAATGGAGGACATGATTTCATGAAGCTAACAACACCAATGCACATCACGGCAGCTGATTCAGATTCACGCACAATCAGCGGTCGCATCGTTGCTTTCAATGAGCACGCAAACGCATCAACCGGCAAGGTTGTATTTGCTCGCGGATCAATTCAGCCACAAGATGTTTTTTTAAACCTTGAGCACGACAACACACGCAGAATTGGCAAGAGCATTGCCATGACTGTGAACGACAAGGAAATGACAGCAACATTTAAGATTGCCAACACAACAGCCGGCACCGATGCACTTACGGAAGCAATGGAAGGCTTACGCGATGGATTTTCAATTGAGTTGGCCGTTGACAATTACGAAATGCAAAAGGATGGCACCATGAAGGTGCTCAATGGTCAACTCACAGCTGTTGCGCTTGTAACAGAGCCAGCTGTGCGATCAGCTCGCGTGCAAGAAGTTGCCGCATCAGAGGATTCTGAAACTGAAACAGTTACAGAGAAAACAAACCTAAATGAAGGAGACAAAGTGGACAACACTACCGAACCAGTCGCTCCTGCCGTTGAACCGGTAGCAGCTCCAGAAGTCGCCGCACCAGTACAGGCATCGCGCCCGGCTTACTACACAGCACCACGCTCACCAATTGTGGACAAGGTTTCTTACCTTGAACACTACCTACGCGCAAGCATTTTGCATGATGAGGATTCACGCCAGTATGTAAAGGCAGCTGATAACACAACATCAACAGCACCGGGCATGGTGCCAACACCACAAAGCACAACAGTCATCAATGCACTTGCAAATGCAGATCGCGGAACAATTGATGGCATCAGCCGTGAAACTCTCGTAAGCGAAGGCATGACATTTGAAATTCCTCGTGTCACAGCTGTGCCAACAGTTTTGCCAATTGACGAAAATGATCCAATCACAGAATCATCACTTTCAGCGACATACTTGTCTGTAACTGTTCAGCCTTTCAAAGGCCGCGCAATTTCAACAGTAGAGCTCATCGACCGAAGCCGTCCAGAGTATTTAACAGCGTTGCTTCAAAATCTTGAATTTGCTTATGCAAAAGAAACTGACGAATATGTATTAGGTCAAATGGTTTCTGTTGGTGCTTCAACAGCACAGGCAGCAAATTCAGCAACAGGATTTCTTGGTTACACATCAAAGGCTTGTGCAGATGTGTATGGATCATCACTTGGATTTGCACGCTCATTGATAGTTTCACCAACACAATGGGGAAACATCATGGGATACAACGATGCGGGCGCACCTCTATACAATGCGGCACAACCTAGCAATGCGGCAGGAAATGTCAGAGGCGATTCATTGCGCGGTGTAGTTTCACCGGGTCTGAGCCTTTATGTTTCACGCTCATTTGGAAATGCTGGCACAACAACAGCAGACAATGACAATTCAATGGTTGTTGTCAATCCAGATTCATTTACATGGTATGAATCTCCACGCTTTACGCTACGCACCAACATCAACAGCGATGGAACAATTGACATCCTGTATTACGGCTATGGCGCACTTGCAAACAAGGTGCCAAATGGAGCGCGTTTTAACGCACTTGCATAAATATCAATCACTATCGGTAATGGTCGCTCCCGAACATTACTGACACGAAAGGAACCGAGATGCCATCAATAGTTACAGCCTCGCAGCTGAGAGCGATTCTTGGTGTCTCGGTTTCTTTGTATAGTGATGCTCAATTGGATTCTTACATAGATTCCGCAGAGCAAACGATTTTGCCTTTACTTACGCAATACCAATCATCGGTGACTTTTGCCAATGTGGATGAATCCGTCATTTATTTCACCACAATGCGGCCAAATTACTTTGTGCCGGGTCAATCTGTTGTTGTTACCGGGGCCGGAACTTACAGCGCGACTTATACAGTCACCGATGATCGGATTGAGCCATACACTTTCACAGCTGCAACAAATGCGGCTAATCGTGATTATCCATTGCCGTTTATTCCAGCGGCAACAGCAACATTGAGTGGATCATCGGCAGCGCAGCTGTACGCGTCAACACCACCAATTGAAAATGCAATCTTGGTTGTAGCGGTTGAAATTTTCCAGAGCATCACAGCTCCCGGCAATCAGATCATGTCAGATAATTTTCAGCCGTCACCATTTATTCTCGGCCGCAGCTTAAGCAACCGAGTTATCGGCCTCTTAGGCCCGTTTCTTGATGTCGAAACGATGTGTCAATGAGCATCGAATCAGCAATCCGCACGCCACTAAAAACAGCACTTTCCGGAATTGCTGCAAATGTGTACAACGGCATCCCAGAGACAATGACATCACCAAGCATCTGTTTAATCCCGGATGCGCCATATTTGGAAAGCGTTTTAATCAATGGCGCAACAACAAAAGTCAAAATCAATTTAACTGTCACCGGTGTTGTGGCTTATGCCAACAACGCCGCAGCTTTAGACAATCTCGAAACATTGATGATTTCAATCATTGCAGCAATGCCAAATGGTTACGAAGTCGGAAATGTAAATCAACCTCAACCATTGGAAGTCGGTGCGGGCAAATACCTCACAGCCGATTTACAAGTAAGCACCTACTACACCAACTAAGGAGAAATCATGCCAACAACAATCGTGACCGGCAGAGACATCACATTTACCATTGATGGTGATTCGTATGATGCTCAGGCCACATCAGCAACATTAACAATTGATTCAACAATCAATACATACCAAACACTCGATGGCAAGGCTTATTACACAACCGATACTCAAGGCACATTTGCCGTTGAAATGTTGGCAGATTGGCCAGCTGGAGGATCGCTATGCAACGCGCTTTGGACAGCGGCAGACACAGCACCAAACACACCATTGGCGGTTGTTTTCACAGCTGCATCAGGATCGGTGTTCAATTTTGATGTGCA